TCTGGCATTGCCCGGGAAGAGCTTAATGCGTTCGCCCAGGACGCGGTAAAGATGGGCATTGCCTTCGACACCACGGCCGAAGAATCCGGCTCGATGATGGCGAAGTGGCGCACCGCGTTTAAGTTGAGCCAGACAGACGTTGTGGGGCTGGCCGACAAGATCAACGAGTTAGGCAATACCGGCGCCGCCAGTGTTGGGCAAATCTCCAAGATCGTGACGGCAATCGGCCCGCTGGGTGAAATTGCCGGCCTCAATGCCGGCCAGATTGCCGCCATGGCGTCGTCCTTGGCTGGGGTGGGTATCGCCGAAGACGTGGCCGCGACGGGCATGAAAAACTTCGCGCTTACGCTGACCGCCGGCACCGCTGCTACCAAGTCGCAAAAGGATGCGTTTAAGGCGCTACGCCTTGACTCCGCGGCTATCGCCAAAGGGATGTCGGTGGACTCCGAAGGCACCATTAACAAGGTGCTTAAGTCGATTGGCAAGGTTGAGAAAAGCAAGCAGGCGGCCGTCCTGACGCAGTTGTTCGGCAAGGAGTCGGTAGGGGCCATCGCGCCGCTGCTGACGAATTTGGACACGCTGCAAAAGAACTTCGCGCTCGTTAACAACGAGCAGAAGTATGGCGGCTCGATGCAGCGGGAATATGCATCCAGGGCGGCCACCACGGCGAACGCCCTGCAACTGATGCAAAACCGCGTCACGGACTTGGGTATCTCTGTCGGGACGGCGCTGCTACCGCCGCTGAATGACTTCCTTGAAGCGGTCGGGCCGATCGTCTCGCAAATATCGTTGGTGGTTTCTGCCAACCCGGCGTTGATCAAGGCGATTGTTGGGGCTGCTGCAGGCTTTGCCGTGCTGCGCCTGGCCGTGATCACGGCAACCTTCGCCATGACCATGTTCGACAACGTGACGAAAAAAAGCATTGTCGGGATTGTGGTGCGTAGCCTGGCGATGGCCGCCGGTATGTTGATTGCCAACTGGTCGTCAGTGGCGCCGTTTTTCCAGGCGGTTTGGGAAAAAATCCAGGGCCCGGTAATGGCGCTGTGGGCCTGGCTGAAAAATGCCTTCACCTACACGCCGCTTGCCCAGGTGATCGAAAACTGGGGGCCGCTGACGGAGTTCTTCGCGGCGACGTGGGAGCTGGTCCAGGCGCTGTCTGTGCCTTTCTTTGACTTCATGAAGACGGCTTTTGACTTCTCTCCGCTGGGCCTGATTGTCAAGCACTGGGCGCCGATCACCGCGTGGTTTCAGGGGCTGTGGGAAACCATCAAGCCGATCATTGAGCCGATTCTGAAGTTCATGGGTGGTGGTGAGGGTGGCCCCGGAATCATCAAGACTGCGACCGATAAGGCCAAGACCTGGGCGGAAGAACAGCGCGAGAGAAACGCGGGTGCCGGCGGCGGTACCGGGGCCTTTGTCCAGGCGAACGCAGTGGATCAGGCAATCAACGCCCAGGCGGCGCGCAACGCGTCCATGGGCGGCCTGGATGCGAAATCCCTGCTACGTGCCCCAGGGGCGCCGTCGATCAATCAGCAGGCCGCAGCCAACCAGCGCAACAATTTGGAAGGTTCTCTGCTGATCAAGATGGAAGGCGCGCCGCCAGGTACGCGCGTGGAAGGTTCCACCAATCAGCCAGGCCTAAAGGTCGATTCGCAATTGGGCACCCGTACCCTTTCGAGGTAAGCAATGGCTACTTGGCGCGAGCAGTTACAACCGGCGTCGTTTCGCGGGGTGCCGTTTCACGTTGAATCGGAAAGCACCCCCGTAGGCCGCCGGACACAGGTGCATGAATTCCCCCAGCGCAACCGCCCTGTGGTTGAAGACCTGGGTGAACAAACCCGGATCATCAAGTTCACGGCGTTTGTAGTGGGGGAGGATTGTTTTTTTCAGCGGGACAACTTACTGCAGGCGCTAAATCAGCCCGGCCCTGGGACGCTGATTCATCCGTGGTACGGGCAGATGTATGGCACCGCCACGGATTGTTCGGCGGGCCATGCCTGGAATGAAGGCGGCGTCACGCGCTTTGAGTTGATGTTTGTTGAAGGGGGTGAAAAGGGCTACCCGGCCGGCGTGCCGAACACGGCACGTCAGCTGGAGGCCGAGAATGAAAGCCTCTTGGATTCCGCGATTGCGCGGTACAAGGCGGCAATGGCCCTGGTCAATAAAGCCCGCCTGAGCGTCAAGGCGCTGCAGAACGGCCTGGCCGGGGTGCAGATGTTCATTCAGCAGGAAATCAGCCAGATAACGGGCCTGGTTAGCTCTGTGGTCACGCTGGCCGACATGGTGGCGAATTTCCCCGACAACCTGGCAAGCATGCTGCAGTCGCAGTTTTCCAGCATGTCGACCGACTTTGACCGGTTCAGCCTTTCGCGGCGCACGGCCGGCAGCAAGGTGGACGCTGCCCGGGGCATTGCGGCGCTGCCGGCGCCTGCAGGCGGGGCTGCCACCATCGCGGCCGTAACGGCTACGCGTGACCTGGTGCGCGACGTGTTGATCATCGACGCGTTGCGCATTGTCGCGTCCATGCCCGTAGTTCAGGCGCCGTCTGTGCTACCTGGCGTTCCAACCCTGGAGCAGCAAGTAGCGGCGCCGATTGAGCGTGTCGAGGTGCCGGTAACTGACGATGTGCTGTCGTTGCGTGATGACATCAGTACAGAGATTTGGGACGCCCAGCTGCAGGCGCCGTACGCGCACTTTGAACGCCTGGACACCGCCAGAAAGCTGGTCAGGGCGCACCTGGCCGAAGTTGCCAAGGCCGGTGTCCGGCTCATCGAGGTCACCCCGAAACAAACCCTGCCGGCGTTCGTGATGGCTTACCAGCAATTCGGTGACGCATCGCGCGCCGATGAAATCGTTACGCGTAACGCCGTGCAGCACCCGGGCTTCCTGCCACCGCTGCCGATGAAAGTCGCCCAGGAGTAACCCTATGGACCCGCAAAACGCTGTGACACTGAGTGTCAACGGCATGGATTACAGCGGCTGGAAGAACGTCAGCATCACCGCATCCATTGAGCGCCAATGCCGAGACTTCAACGTTGGTGTGACGTGGAAGCTGTCCGGGGACGTGCCTATTCCGATTCGCCAGGGTGACCGCGCTGCCGTGCGTATTGGCGCCGATCATGTGTTGACGGCGTATGTCTTCAAGACGCCGATCAGCTATGACGCCAGGCAGATTACCCGGGCCATCGGCGGCCGTTCAAAGACGGCGGATCTGGTCGACTGCGCCGCGATCAACAAGCCCGGCCAGTGGCGAGGCCAGAGTATACAAACCATCGTGAAAGCCTTGGCGTCGACCTACAACATCGAAGTCGTTAGTCAGGTGCCCGAGACCAGCAAAGTCACGGATCACACGATTGAGCCCGGTGAGACGGTTTTTGAGTCCATCGACCGACTGTTGACACTTTCCCGGCTGCTGTCCACGGACGACGAGCAGGGTCGGCTGGTGATCGTTTCCCCAGGTAGTGCAGGGCGTGCGGTCGACCGCCTGGAGCTGGGGCAAAACATCCTGACCGGTAGCACTGAGCTGGACTTTTCCGGGGTGTTTTCGGAATACCGCGTGATCGGACAGCGCAAGGGCACCGACGACGAGTCGGGCGCCGCGTCGTCTGAGGTGGCTTCGACCGTTACTGACCTACGGGCGCCGCGCTATCGGGTGCTGCAGATACAGGAAAGCGGAGACCTGACGCCTGAGCTGGCCCAGGCCAGGGCGAACTGGGAGCGGGGCAACCGCATCGGTAAAGCGCTGACGCTTAAGTACAAGGTTCAGGGGTGGCGGCAGTCGAACGGCGCACTGTGGCGGGTGAACCTGATTGTCCGGGTGGTGGATTACGCCCTGGGCATTGACCGCGACATGTTGATTAGCGAGGTGCAATACAGCCTCGACGAAGGGGGCACCACCTGCAGCCTTTCGGTTGCGCCTGCAGAAGCTTTTTTGCCCGAACCCAAAGACCCGCACAAGGCGCGCAAGATCAAGAAGGGCGGCGCAGCGGACAACTTTGAATACCTAATTCCTGCCGACTGGAAGCCCGAATGAGCAACATAAAAAACATTCTTGTACGCGGCACGTTGAGCCTGGTCGACGGCCTGAAAAAGCTGCAGGAACTGCAGGTAAAATTGCTGGCCGGAGAAATCAAGGACGGCATGGAACACTTCGAACCCTACGGGTTCACGGCCAACCCCAAGGCCGGCGCCGAGGTGCTTGCCGGCTTCTTTGGCGGCAACCGCTCGCATGGGGTGGTGATCTGTGTCGCAGACCGCCGTTTTCGCCTGCAGGGCCTGGAGAGCGGCGAAGTGGCGATGTACACGGACGAGGGCGACAAGCTGCACTTTAAGCGCGGCCGGGTGATTGAAATCGAAACCATGACGCTCAAGGTCAAGGCAGAAACGGCGGTGGAGTTCGACACGCCGGAGATTCGCACCACCGGCAAGATCGTGTCTGCAGGTGATCAGGTGGCCGCAGGCATTAGTCAGGTTCAACACGGCCACACCGAAGTCATGAAGGGCCCGGCCATTTCCGGTCCGCCTGCAGCGCCGGAGTGATCATGGCCCTTATCAACGAAGAGGTGACTGAAAGCGTCTGGCGCCGCGCGGCCGTGGTCAGTCTGCTGACCTGGCGTCGTGCCGGCACGGATGACCCGCTTGATGATGCTGAGCGCTACGGCTGGTGGGGTGACAGCTTTCCCACGGTGACCAGCGACCAAATCGGCTCCCGCCTGTGGCAGCTGCGTCGTCGCACCCTCAACGCGGACACGGTGCGGGACGCCACGACGTTCGCACGCGAATCGCTGCAATGGATGCTCGATGACGGCCGGGTGACGGCCGTCGACATCACCACTACGCGCGGCGTTGATCGCCTCGACATGCGCATTGTTCTGGTTTTCCGGGGCGGTGCACTGCTGGAACTCTCTCTAGACAACTTGTGGCAGGTGATCCATGCCGTTTAACACTCCGACCATGCCCGAGCTGATCAGTCGTGCCCGTAGCGACCTGGCGGGCTCTAGCGCGCTGCTGCGCTCTGATGCCGAAGTGCTTGCCCGGGTCAACGCTGCAGCGTCCTTTGGCCGCTATGCGCATCAAGCGTATATCGCTGACCAGATCCTCCCCGATAAGGCCGATGAGGACACGTTGCGCCGTATGGCGCGGGCCAGGCTCAAGCGTGACCGGTTGCCGGCGGCAGCTGCAACAGGGCCTGCCAACTTCGCCGGCGCCGTGCGCGCCGTGCTCGATGCCGGCACGTTGCTGCAGCGCGAGGACGGCCAGCGCTTTCGGGTGTCGTTATCAGTAACGCTCAATTCCCCGGCCGGCGTTGCCACGTTGGAGGCGGTCGACGCGGGCCAGTTGGGCAATACCCCCGCCGGCACCGTGCTGCGAAGCGTCTCACCCGTCGAAGGTGTAGCAGATACGTTCACCGTTCTTGAGCCAGGTATTACCGGCGGGACTGAACAGGAAAGCATAGAGGCGCTGCGCGCCCGGGTGATTCGTTCTTACCGTGTAGTTCCCCACGGCGGTAGTACCAGCGACTACGAAACTTGGGCGATTGAAGTGCCTGGCGTGACCCGGGCATGGGTGCGCCGGCACTGGATGGGGCCAGGTACCGTAGCCGTGTTTATTGTCCGAGACTTCGACATAAGCATTATCCCGGGGGCTGCTGCATTGGCGCAGGCGCGGGCGTATATCGAAGGGGAGCGGCCCGTAACGGCAGAAGTCGCAGTTTTAGCGCCGGTCGAAAAGCCCATTCAGTACGAAATCAAGCTGCTTCCAGACAGTGGAGTTGTGCGTGCCGCCGTCGAGGCGGCCCTAGTGGATCTGCACAACCGAGAATCAGACCTGGGTGTCACGTTGCTGGCTACGCACATTCGTGAGGCGATCAGCGGAGCCGCAGGTGAGAAGGATCACAAGTTGCTCAGTCCTGCCGGAGACGTAGCGCCGGCGCTCAATGAGCTGCTGACCTTCGGGGGCATCGTATGGCGATAAGAACAGCTGCGGACTATTACAACCAGTTGGTCGCGCTGCTGCCGTCAGGGCCCGCTTGGGACGTAGAGCTGGTGCCGGAAATCCGCCAGCTACTGCAGGCAGGTTCTGTTGAATTGGCCCGCGAGGATCTGCGAATTTCTGACCTTCTGGCCGAGAGCGACCCGGACACGGTGCGCGAGCTGGTGCCCGACTGGGAGCGGGTGATGGATCTGCCTGACCCTTGCCTGGGTGAAAATCCAGCATTTGAGGACCGCCAGCTGGCCGTGCGGCGGCGTCTTGTTGAAGTGGGTGGCCAAACCCCCGCGTTCTTTGTGCAGCTTGCCATCACCCAGGGGTACCCGGACGCCACGGTCACCGAGCATCGTGCGCCGCGCTTCGGTGTCTCGCGCTTTGGTCGAGCGCACTTTGGTACGTGGTCGGCCCAATTCATGTGGACGCTCAACACGGGCCCCCGCCGTCGCCTGGGGAGGCGCTTCGGCGCCAGTTACTTCGGCGAGCGCTTCGGTGTTAACCCAAGCGGCGCACTTGAATGTGTGATTCGCCGGGCAGCCCCCGCGCACGCGTTGGAATTTATTAATTATGGGAAAGGTGTGTAGATGGATTATCCGAAAAGTGTTCCGAACGTTGGCCTGGTTGGCGGTAAGTTTATTGATGAAAATACCTCGACCGGCCAGGTCGGCTCGTTGATCCCTTGCAGCTGGGGTAATGCGGTAACTAACGAGATTTTGAATGTTATTCAAGCCGGCGGCAAAAGCCCGGCCGAGGGCGAACATGATCAGATGATTGCGGCCATTCGCGCGATTGTTCGTGACGCCATTCCAGCCGAGCAGATCCGCACCACGCTGGCCGCTTACGGCATCACCGACGCGGTTCGCAGCAAGACCGACGGCGGAGTGGTCGATACTGCTACGAACTGGAACACCGTCAGCGCTCCCGGTCGAAACCCAAAACTTTTAGGGGGAGACAATCCCAATGGACCTAACGGTGTAGCAGGCGCCTTTTTCTATGCAGAAGTGCTGTATCACGCCGCGTCGGCATGGACCCAGCTGGCGTACCCGTATGCGACGTCTTGGGAGGGGGCGGGCTCGATCTATTTCCGCTCCTACTACAACGGGACATGGTATCCGTGGCGGACGCTCCAGCATTCTGGACATTACGCACTTAAGACTGAGGCCGAGGCCGGCACTGCGAGCAAGCTCCTGATGAGTCCGCTGGCGGTATCCCAGGCCATTGCCAGCCATGCGCCGCCGGGCTTCATCAGTGGCTTGTCGCTGGGTGTCAACGCGGCGAATCCAAATACGGATATTGATGTTGAGGCCGGCAGGGCGCGGGATTCGACCGATACCGTTGACCTAAGTCTTGCCGCCGGCTTGACCAAGCGGCTGCAGGCGGCGGGTGCCTGGTCTGCTGGCGCGGGCGGAAATGCGTTGTTCGCCGGGGCCAGGGTTGCCAACACGTTCTATCACGCCTTCCTGATACGCAGGGACAGCGACGGCGCCATCGACTTCGGGCTCGATACGTCTTTGGTCGCGGCCAATCGACCGGCCGCCTATGGAAAGTTTGTCCGCCTGAAAGGCCGAGGGGTGAAGACCGATCCCTCGGGCAACGTCATTCCGTTTGTCAACACGGGGAACAGCACCGACTTCAAGTCGCTGCAGCAGGATATGTCCGTGTCCAACGTAGTAACGAGCAGCTACACACTCACAGCCAGCGTGCCCCCCGGTGTGCGAGTTCGGGCTCGGTTCTATGCGCGCATACAGGGTGAGTCGCCGGTCATTTACGTGCGCTCACCGGAGGCTGCGGCCGTCACATTGAACAACCCAGCGACAGACGGTTTCGTGGGTGGCATCGGCACTACCAACGATTCGACGGCGAATGAAAACACTTCGGGCTACTGCGAAGCTTTGACTAACCAAGGCGGTCAGGTCGTAGTGCAGGTTCATGCCTACCCCGGATACAGCGTGCTACGCGCTTCGTTGCATACCCAAGGCTGGACGGAGGAATAAGCCATGCCATTTATTCAACGTGATGAATCTGGCCGCATCTGCGGCCAGTTCGCAAACTTACAGCTCGGCTATGCCGAAGAGTTTCTACCGGACGACGACCCTGAGTTTCATCCTGCGGATCAGGCAGCGGTGACAGAGCGGGCCTGGCGTGACAAGGAGTTGGCTTCGCTGGTCTGGCTACGTGACCGCCACCGCGACCAACTTGAAATTGAGGTGGTCACCACACTTTCCGGTGAGCAATTCGCGGAACTTCTTGTGTACATGCAGGCGCTGCGCGACTGGCCTCAATCACCGGTTTTCCCCGACATCGAGCAGCGCCCTGCGGCGTCGGCTTGGATCGCCGAGCAATCCCAATAAACGCCCCGCACTGACGGGGCGTTTTCTTTTCTGCCTTTTGAGACTAGCTATATGCCAATCACATCGCAGCAATTGCTGCAGATCCTCCCGAACGCCTGCCGCCAAGCCGGCGTTTTTGTTCCTGTGCTGAATACGGCAATGAGCAAGTACGGCATCGTCAATCGCCTACGCATTGCAGCGTTCATTGCCCAGGTCGGTCACGAGTCGGGGCAGTTGCGGTACGTGCGCGAGATCTGGGGGCCAACGGCTCAACAGTCCGGTTACGAAGGACGTGCGGATCTGGGCAACACTGTGCCGGGTGACGGTTCTAAGTATCGGGGCCGGGGCCTCATCCAAATCACCGGCCGCACGAACTATGTGGCGTGCGGTGAGGCGTTGGCCCTGGATCTGGTCAATCAGCCCACACTGTTGGAGCAGCCGCAGTACGCCACGATGTCGGCGGCATGGTTCTGGTCTACCCGTGGATTGAACACCCTGGCCGATCAGGGGCAGTTCGTGAAGATCACCAGGCTTATCAATGGTGGGCTCACCGGCCAGGACGACCGCCAGGCGCTGTACGATAAGGCGCTGGAGGTGCTGGCATGACGCCCGGGCAGATTATCGCCGCGATCCTGCTGGCAATTGCCATCGGTTTCGGCGGCGCTTGGAAAGTGCAGGACTGGCGGATGGGCAAGCAGCTCGCAGTGCAGGACTTTCTGCATCAAGACGATCTGAACAGAATCCGTCTGGCCGCCGACGACCAGGCGCGCGCCGAACAGGAAAAACGCCTGGTCACCGAGCAGGCCCTGGCCGCCTCCGACCAACAACACACCAAGGACTTATCCGATGCCCAGCGCAACCAGGCTCTGCTGCGTGACCGCCTTGCTACTGCTGATGTGCGGCTGTCAGTCCTTCTCGACTCCACGGATTCAGCCAGTGGCTGCAACGTGCCTACCGCCCCCGGCGCCGCCGGCGTGGTTCATGCAGCCCGTCGAGCCCAAATTGACCCAGCGCATGCTCAACGAATTATCGCCATCACCGATGCCGGCGACCAAGGACTGATCGCACTGCGGGCGTGCCAGTCGTACGTCAGGACAATATCCCCGTAGGCAGGCCAAGGCGTTTTCTAAGTTCGACCACCTCACGCTTATTGACGGAGTCCGATATTGTCAGGTCGGCGATCTGCTTGCGCATGACCGCCGCCTCACCGCCGCGCTGTCTAAGATACCCAGCAAACTCAGTATTCTTGGCCTGGGCCTCCAAGAGCGTCTGGCTGATGCAAAACACGTCCGCCCGTGCTTTGCGAAGCTGCAGGTTCAGTTCCTGAATCTCGTTCTCCAGGATGCGGCAATGCTGCTTGTACATTTCGAGGGGCGAGGGGAATCCAAGCCACTCGCAGGTGTCTTCATCAAGGTTCATGGCGGGAAGATCCGATAACTGTATGTGCATACAGTAATCGAGGTTTGTCGGTTGGGCGATTTGAGGCGACGAGCTGCAGGGTTTACTCCGGCGCCATGAGCACTGCCAGTGTCAGTTTTATGAACTCTTCGTTCTCGTCGATGGTGTGCAGAGCGCCCCGGATATTCTCGGCTACATCCGCCGAGCCTCGCTGCTCGACCCAGTTCGTCAGCTCCATGATGGACGCTTCAAGGGCCAACTGGTTTTCGTAGAGCTTGGAGAGCAGGGAGGGAAGTAGGTCTGAGTTGGGCATCGGCGTTCCTCTGGTGGAGTGAACAGATTAGCAGCCGGTGTACTTTTGGTAGTTTGGGTTCGGTCGGCAGGACGCCGGGGAGGGTGAAATCGTTTCCGCAACTTGATGCGCGCCCCTTGATCTGCGCGGCTTACAGGTCACCTAAAAATGTCCAAATGCGGAAATTTTATATGGCTAAGTTATTGATTTTAATAGTTAAATCATCGGACTTGAAAACCGGCGAACGTTAATAGCGTTCCCAGGGTTCGAATCCCTGGTTTCCCGCCAAGATTCAAACGAAAGCCCCGCGATTGCGGGGCTTTTGTGTTTCTGGGGGTTGGCGATCTTCTGCTTAC